AAGCAAATAAAGAAGCGGCGTTTAACTGGCTTCGTGAGAATGGCCTGGGCGATATAATCAAAAATGAGATATCCGTATCGTTCGGTCGTAACGAGGATAACAAGGCGGCTGATTATGCCGAACTTGCAAAGGGTCAGGGTCTCGAACCTAAGCAAAAGCTGAAAGTCGAGCCCATGACTCTAAAAGCGTTAGTCCGTGAGCGTATTGAGGCAGGTAAAGAAATGCCAACGGAAATTTTCAACATTTATGTTGGAAATAAAACAACAATAAAGAGGAAACAATAAACATGAGTGAAGTACAAACAAGAAAGAAAAACGAGATAAGTGCAAATATGTTTGAAACTGATGCAGGTCAAGGCATTGCAAACATCACACAAGACGATCTTGCGCTTCCGTTCTTAAAAGTTCTTGGCCAACTATCACCCGAAGTTAATAAGCGTAATGCTAAATATGTCGAGGGGGCAGAACCTGGCATGATTATTAACACCGTTACAAATGAAATATTTGACGGGGAGAAGGGGATAGATGTCGTTCCGGTGTATTACAAAAGACAACACATCGAATGGCAAGACAGAGGTGAGAGTCAAGGTGCTCCAGTTAAGATATACGAAGCTGGGGATGATTTACCTAAAACTTCAAGGGACAAGTTTAATAAAGATAGACTTGCTAATGGCAACTATCTTGAAAATACAGCTAGTCACTTTGTGGTTGTGCTCGGCAAAAACCCAACAACAGCATTGATATCTATGAAAGCTACTCAATTAAAAGTGAGTAGAAAATGGAACTCAATGATGATGGGTCTAAAAATGCAGGGTAAAAATGGTATGTTTACACCACCAACATATAGCCACATTTATAAACTAAAAACTGTACAACAGTCTAATGACAAGGGTACATGGTTTGGTTGGGATGTTTCTAAAGTTGGACCAATCACTGATCAGGGTGTTTATACAATCGCCAAAGACTTTAGTAATAGCGTTGCTAAGGGAAATGTCGAGGCTAAACACGAAACTGAAGAGACTAGAAAACAAGGAATAACTTTATAGTTTCTCGTAGCGAGGAAGTCGGGGCGATGATGGGAGACTGGAATCGCCCCACTGACATTTATGGTTGAGAAATTTATAGAGATATTCGAGGGATTAGACCGTGCGTACGGTCAATTCAAAAAACAACATTCAAGGATTACCAATAAGGTTGAAGGTAAGAGTTGGATTGAAAGAGAAAAGCCTACAAAAGATTTATGGCAAAACCATTTATCTGGTATTGGTGAGGCTTTAGGTATATTCCCTCTTCGAGATGATGGCACATGTAAATGGGGTGCCATTGATGTAGACTTATACCAACACGATTACGAACCCATCCTAAAACAAATACACAAATTAAAGTTACCGCTCATTATGTTTAGATCAAAAAGTGGTGGTGCACATATTTATTTGTTCATGAAAAAATTTACACAAGCAGTTGAGGTCAGAGCTGTCATGCAAAAGTTTGCTGCTAAGTTAGGTTTAGCAGATAAACTTGATAGGATCTATCCACTACAAACATCGATAACAAAGGATGACACAGGTTCTTATCTAAATTTACCTTATCACAATCACGATGAAGGAAGTCGATATGCTTACAAAGAGGATTTCGATTCAGCAACACTAGAAGAATTTTTTGTTATGTATGATAAGTATGCTCAAGATGACTTAGGAGAATACTTAATCGAAGATGTTAAGAAACCAAAAAATTTCAAACCAAAATCTTTTAAAGACTTCTTGGTCCCTTGTATAAAAAATTGTTTAGAAAAAAATAACAACAAGATACCACTGGATGTAGGTGGTAGAAATAATTTTCTATTACACACTTATACTTGGGTATTGAAGGCACATAAAAAATTAAACGAACTGGATGAGTTTAAAAACTTAAGCACTGAACAAATACTATTGAAGATAGATTCAAACTATATGGAAAAACCTTTAGGTGAAAATGAAATAACAAAAACAATTTTTAAATCAAAAGAAAAAAATTATAAATACCTATGTAAACATCCACCAATAAAAAAGTATTGTGACTCTATAACATGCACACAAAATCCTTTTGGTATAACTCCTGACCAAGCCATACAATTAAAAACGGCTAAAGAAAGTTTTGGTGTGATAACAGAATATGGCGCTAATCCTCCACTATACTACGAAAGTGTTGACGTAAAAGATGATGGTGAGAATAAATTTAAAAGAGTCCGTGTAATATTTAATGGAGATGAGATTATAAATAAACAAAAGTATGTTGATAAGATGTCAAGAAAAGGTCACTTCTTACCTTTGACCATACTAAATCTACCAGCTAAAGAGTTTGTAAAAATACAATACGCTAGGCTAGAAAAAAGAAACTTTGAAAGAGCACCAGAGGAAGCGGATGAAGATACAACATTCATAGAACACTTTTATAATTTTGTTAAGCTATCTACTGTAGCCATCGATAAAATAAGATTACTTGAGGGAGCTGTAGTTTTTGATGAAGAAAGTAAAAATATAAAATTTAAATTTACTCAATTACAAACTTATTTTAAAACACAACACGTCAACATAACACCAGGAAATCTTGCCTTTAAAATAAAACACATATTAAAAGCAGAGAAAAAAGATGGTGCTCGTATAAAGAATAGAGAAGGTAAGAGAGTCTCGTGTAATTTTTGGGAATGTTCAGCAGATTTAAACAGGATGACAAAACCACAACTTAAAAATGTTACACCCGTAACACAACAGATATTGGGGGGTGATGAAGAAGATTAGAATAGCGGGCCCGCCAGGCACAGGTAAAACTACAGATCTTGTAAAAACATATTACAGTCATCTAGATGAGTATGATCCAACAGATATCATTGTTATCTCTCACACAAATGCAGCTGCTAATCACATACGTGATCGTATATCAGATGATAAGTCTGTATTGTCTTTTGAAAAAGATACAGGAAAAAATATATTTGGTTTAATTAGAGACTCTAAAAAAACTTTAGATGAGAACGTAACCACAATACATAAATTTTGCACAACTAGAATACATGGAGATGCATTTAATATTGATGATTGGGAAAATTTAAAAATTGTATGGCCAGAGTTTGATTTTTATACGAACGATAAAAAATTTAAGAGTGTACAATCTCTTATGAAAATGCACCCTTTCTTTGACTTTGTTACTAGAGCAAGAGATAATGGTAGATCGCTCATGGACCACTACCTAACTCTTTCTTTTGAAGAACGATCTAAGATTAGATACAGTATAGAGGACTTAGAACATTTACAAAAAAACTGGGTCTCTTTCAAAACATCAAAGAAAATAAACTTTAGATCACCAAACATACTTGACTTCCAAGATATGATTGAAAACTTTACTGAGTCGCCAAATGCAGAGGCACAGTGTGGAAGCATAAAAGTTTTAATCGTAGATGAAGCACAGGACTCTAGTGTTATCCAAAGAAAAGCGGAAAAGATTATATCAAAGAATGTAGACTATTTCTACAAAGCTGGCGACCCCGACCAAGCTATCTTTGAGTTTTCTGGAGCAGATCCTGATGCGTTTCACAAAGAATTTGCACGTCCTGAAAAAGAACTAAAACAAGGTTATCGATGTCCTCGTGTTATTAACGAGTATTGTAAATCAATTATCAAACCGATATGGCAACACTATAATTATGAAAGAACGTGGAGGCCAAGAGAGAAAGATGGAAAGATTGTTGAGGGCGAAATTATACACATGTCTGACCTACATAGCAACGATAATGTGCAAAGACTTGAAGAAGAAATACTACTGGGTAAAGAAAACTTTATATTTACATATCGTGGTGGAGAACCAAAAGAGATGCTTAGATTTTTATTAAAAGTTGGTGTGCCATTTGCTTTACCAAAAGACAGTAAGAATATTAAATTTAGATACCCATCAAAAGAAATAAAGAACCAAAGAAATTTTTTAGATCTGGCTAACGGTGAACAGAAACCTTTTAATATTATTAAGAATATGTTGAAGAGTGTTAGTTACCAATACTTAGGAGATAATTATAACACTGATAATTTAGAGAAAGTAAAACGTGGAAGTTATAGTTTAAAATGGTTGGTTGATCAAAAGTTTTTAATAAAAGAAGTTTTATCTATCACAGATTTTCAAGAGATTAATGCAACACATACTATTGAAATAAAACAATTTATTAGAAATGTTATCAATAATAATAGAGATAAGGAAGATAAAAGAATATTTTTAGAGAACATACACACAATCAAAGGTAAAGAGTTTGATAATGTAGTTCTTGATTTAACACTAACAAGAGAGGAGGAGGATTTTGTAAGGAGACGTATGAAGTTTGTAGCGTGCTCTAGAGCAAAAGAAAAATTATGGCTAGTAAAAAGCAGCGAAAGACTGTCTCTGTAAATATTTGGAGCAAACAAATTGCAGGTTCCCACTACCGTCATTTTAAGATACAGCCAAGCAAGTTCATCAACGACAACGAGTTGCTTTTCGCGGAGGGCTGTGTTATTAAATATGTAATGAGGCATCGTCTCAAGGGGAAGAAAAAAGATTTAGAGAAGGCAAAACATTATATCGATATGATCATAGAGAGGGATTACTAATGCATTTACCTGAAGAAGTTATTAACGTTAAAGATGGTGACGTTGTTGCTGTCGACTTAGAGACATACGATCCAAAGTTAAAGACTCACGGATCAGGGTCCATAAGTGGTTCAGGTTTTGTTTGTGGTATAGCCGTAGCATATCGTGACGAAAAATATTATTTTCCAATCAAACACAAAGGACCAAAGCTTGGTGCAAGTCAGGTTTGGAAAGTTTTAAATAGAAGAATTTTACAAAATGAAAAAATAGATAAAGTATTTCACAACGCTATCTATGATGTATGTTGGATACGAGCAGCCACAGGTTTGATGCCCAAAGGTAATCTCTATGATACCATGATAGCTGCATCAGTTATTGATGAGAATAGAAAGAGCTACAGTCTAGATGCATTGTCTGCAAAATATTTACAAGATAAAAAATATAAATATGATTTAGCTGAGAGATCTCAAGACGAGCACGGCATATCTGATCCAATGTCTAACATGGACAAGCTCCCTTATGATCTGGTTAAAGACTATGCAGAACAAGATGTTAGTCTAACACTTCGTCTTTGGAATAAATTTAAAAAGATTATAGACACACCCATACCGGTCAAAGGCCCACCTAGTCATCCGGTAAAATATAAAACATTAAAAAATATATTTGATTTAGAAACTCGTTTGTTTCCATGTTTAGTAGAAATGAGATTCAAAGGTGTTCGTGTTGATGAAGATAAATCAAAAGCATTGGGTGATAAATTAAAAAGAAAACAAGATATAATTGTTCAAGGAATAAAAAGAAGAACAGGTATTGATATACAGATATGGGCAGCAGATTCTATCAAACAGCTTTTAGATTACAGAAACATAAAAGACTACAAGGAAACAGCAAAGACTAAAAGACCAAGTTTATCTAAACAATATTTGGAATCACACCCAGATATTTATTTAAGACTCATAGCAAGAGCTAGACAATACGATAAACTGATTAATACTTTTGTGCATAGTATTTTAAAATATGTTCACAAAGGCAGAATACACGCAGAAATAAATCAAATAAAATCAGAAAGAGGAGGAACGGTTACAGGACGATTCTCTATGTCTAATCCAAACTTACAACAAATACCCGCTAGGACAGAACAAGGGAATCAAATACGATCTTTATTTTTACCTGACGAAGATCACAAGTGGGCATCATTTGACTACTCACAACAAGAACCACGTCTGGTTGTACACTACGCCCTGAAGAGTGGGTTTCAAGATGCCGAAACGATAGCTAATAAATATCATGAAGATAACAGCACAGACTTCCACGAGATAGTTGCAAAGATGGCAAGAATAACAAGGAAACAAGCTAAAACAATTAACTTAGGTTTATTTTATGGTATGGGTAAAGGTAAACTAGCAAGATCTCTAGAACTAGAACCTGATGAGGCAAAAGATTTATTTAATCAATACCATGGAGAGGTGCCTTTTGTTAGAGCATTATCACAAGGATTACAAAGATATGCTGAAGAAGAGAAACAGATATACACTTTAGAAGATCGTTTTTGTAGATTTAATAAATGGGAACCTATCAACAAAAGTTGGGACGATGATAAAGGTATGTTTATCTATAAAGAAAAAGAAAAGGTAGATGATAAATATCAACTCGTTGAAAAACCTGTACCTATTATGGAAAGACAAGAGGCATTAGAACACTACCATACCAACATTACCAAAGACAATACTGAGTCAGATCCGCATGAGATAAACTTTGAAAACTTTTATAGACCAGCTTTTACCTACAAAGCTTTGAATAGATTAATACAAGGCTCTGCTGCAGACATGACAAAAAGGGCCATGGTAAAATTATTTGAAGCAGGTATAGTCCCACACATACAAATTCACGATGAGCTTTGCTTCTCTATAAAAACAGATGAGGAAGCTAAAAAAATAAAAGCCATCATGGAGACTGCGTCCGAACTCAAAGTACCAAATAAAGTTGACTATGAATCTGGACCAAACTGGGGTAATATAAAATGAGGATTTATTATGGCTTACTTAAATGCAAACATAC